ATTTTGTAAAGAACTTACCATCCTTGAATTGATAATTCTTATCAAGGTAATTTAATATTTGTATTTGTTTTTCTCTATTTTCCACATAACAATAATACGAAAAATAATAGAAAAATAAAGATTATGCCAATCTAAGAGTTTTTAAATACTCTCTTAAAAATGCATTTCTTTCACCACCAATCTTCTCAAGCCAGTGAACATAATTTCTATTGTTTTTCAATTCTAGTTCAGCCAATTGATCTTCGCTTGGCTTTCTTCTACCCCATGGAAGTGTTTCTGGAATAAAATCTGGATAAAGAGTCTTATCAAAAACCCTTTCATCTACTAAAAAACAAATAGCTGTTAATTGATCACCTAAATCTGGTTCATAAAATGATTGTATTTGAACTCCTAGATTTTCTAGTGTAATTAAATGTTTATTTAGTGTTCCAAGACGTTCTGGATTGTTATTGGTTGTACCACCATTAAGAATGATAAATGTTTCATATTTATCAGCCCATCGATTATATGTTTCTTCAATAATACCAATACCTCTTACTGATCTACCATATCTAACAACAGCATGACCAAATTGGATTCCTTGTTGAATTGGACTCAAGTTATATGGAACCATACCATACATACGAGTAATCAAATACTTGTCAGTTTTACGTGGTTGAGAATTTGGCTTTACTGTGCATTCACTAATGAATTTCACAAATAAATCCTTATCGATTTTATCTGTAAAATAACCGTCTTCACCTACTGGCCATTCTTTTAAATCCAATACTCTCATATTAGATTCTAGGCACCATTCATATCCTGTTTTTTTTATCGTTTCCATATCATTTATTTACCAACAACTAACGTCAGTTATATCTTTTTCAATTCCGTAGTCATCAAATCTAATCTTAACAACGGTACCAATACCTGTTGCTTGAAAGAGAAACGTTTCTTCACCGACTTTACCATGAAGTGTTTTCAATGCTGATCGCAATTCATTTAGAGCTGCTAATTCTTTTTCGTTTAGTTCAAATTTCATATTTAGTTCAGTTCCAACAGATGACTGATGGTACATTGTTTTGTATTGTAAAGCACATATTCATTATTGATAAGATCATAACCACCCTTAGCGAATACACTGTCATATCCTTCTCTTTTTAATTGACTTTCACAAAGCGAATAACAACTTGATGTATGATGAAGGATTTCTTTTTGATTTCCTAAATGAGAATCATATAGTGCTATATAACCTTTGTTTGAACTTCCTTTGGTCCAATATGAACCTTTTAATGATGAATAACCACGTGCCTTTTGTGCTTTATCAGCAAGGTAAATTCCATCACCAAACATACTGCCAGTATGAACTGCTCCAGCTGGTCGAATTAGTATTCCTGATTGAAGTAAGTTGAACCAATTTTCATTTCTTGAACCATGAAAATAAAGTCGTTTCTTTTTAACTTTTGCATTTGTGACAAACTTATCAAATGTATCCTTTGTCTTCGGATTATTAACTCTGAAGATACGTTTAACTTGATCTTTACTAGAACCCAATAACTTATAAATAAGTTCAAGCATCTTAGGGTCTTTTTCAACTTCAATACTCACACCCATTTGATCAAGAATGGTTGATCCAGCATTATTAGTTTTATTAACTAGTGTTGCCTTTTGTTTCAAAAGCTTTACCTGACCAGCCATTGTATCTAACGTGTCCTGTTCATTTCCAATTAATTCTTTTGCTATTTTAAGGGTATTAGAATTAGTGATTGGCTCAAATAGATGATCACGTACATCTTTCATCTTTCTAGGGATGGTGATGTAAAGTTTCATTAACAAATCATTCAATATTTTCAAATCAACACCAACCTTCAAAATTTTATTGATTGAATCGATAACATCTTGAGCTGTATTAACTTGTTGTTCAGATACTGCTTCTTGTGTTACCTTATAGTTTTGTTGAATAGATTTATTTGCAAAATTCATCAAATCTTCAATCAAAGCTCTTACATCCTTGTCTTGAATATCAACAGTCTTGCTACCATTGGCATTGTTGACTGGTTCAACCATCAAATCAGTTACATCAGTATAACCTTTAGTCTTACTAAGCTTCTGTTTGTAAACTGAATCCCATTTGGATTTATCCTTGTATTCAGTTGTTAGTTCTTTTCCAACACGCCCATAATCACAACGAATTCTTCCATCTGGAAGTTCTTCCATTATGTAAACCTTATTACTATTGCCTGTCTTACCATTATCAACACTGACATGAATAAGCTTAGCATATCTTAAACCGTTTTCTTTGAGGATCATGATTACTCAGTCATATAAGTTTGAATAGTATGAACACCAGTTTTAAGCTCAATCAAATCTGATGTCTTAACATCATTATGTCCAGCTTCTTTAAGCAATTTCTTAGCTGAAACCTTATTAATTGCAATTACAATAATTTCTGTATCTGTAATTGCCCAAGGATCAGTATTTTTGATCGTATAATGAAATGTTTTCATGATTGTTTATTAATGTACAAAGGTAGTAAAAAAAATTCATTAAACCAAACCTTTTTTCATACTATCCAGATATGGCTTACATATATCAGCTGGACCTTCATTAAAAAAATTCATATTTGGTGTAATCGTTTTTATCGGTTCATCTCTGAAATTAACTTCTTTTTTTGGTAATGGTTTAGGTTCTTCTTTTTTATCCGAACCCTTAAGCATTTCTGGTCTGTTCTCTTGCACCCAAGCAAGATAAGATGGTTGATTATTCAACAACCACCCAATTGTCTTACCAGCATGCTTACCACTCCTTAAAACAAATTCATTATTCATTTTATTCCTACCAATTCTTAGTTACATCATCAAAAAGGTTAGGATTCTTTATGATCCAATTATAAAAAAGAGATTGCATTTCTGGTGGTACCATGTTTCCATTAATATATACCACATCAGTTACAATCTCAATTTCTTGATGAGCTGGAAGGGGCATTCCTTTACCTACTTCAGCAGCTTCTTTTAATCTATACACTCTATTTGTTATCATATTGCAAATATACTAATAAAATAATTCATTTGCAACTATTAAACAAAAAGAGCCCTATCAAGGACTCAAATTGTTATCAGCAAAGGGACCGATAATTATTAATACAAAGATACTACTTTTTTATTAATCTAGCAATTTTATTTTTCAAAGATGGTTAAGTTTTATTAAATTCCTATATGGAGTTATAAAATAAATAATCAAAATGGTGTCAAAACGCCATAGTAATAGTTGTGATTCCCTTTTAGAAGAATAAAAAAAACGTCACAATAAGCAGAAAGATCAAGGTGGGTGTTGTGATTCCTTTATGGAATTATAGAATAATTAATTCATCTGTGATAAAAGCAGATGTATTACCATTGTGATTCCAATATGGATTAATATAATTACTAACTAGTCTTAATTGTCAAATTCAAATACTAGCATTGTGATTCCCTACGGAATAATATAATTACTAACAAATTACCCTTAGATTCATCAAATCGATTGTTGTGATTCCCCTACAGAACGATATAATTACCAACTTTTATTAATCTAGGAACTTGGATTAATCTGTTGTGATTCCTCTACGGAATGATATAATTATCAACTTTAACAACTGGAACTACAATTACAATTGGGTTGTGATTCCCCTATGGAATGATATAATTATCAACTACTGTTAAGAACTAATTCAGAACTCTGAAGTTGTGATTCCCTTACGGAATAATATAATTACCAACTAGATTAGAGTGAGTGTCAAGGTAATCCTTGTTGTGATTCCCTTACGGAATAATATAATTACCAACTAAACCAATTGATGTATGGGAGGCTTATTAGTTGTGATTCCCTTACGGAATAATATAATTACCAACCTTTTTGTTTTAAACGTTGAATCGATTTGTGTTGTGATTCCCTTACGGAATAATATAATTACCAACTATTGGTTTCCATTTGTTGAGTGTTGCTAAGTTGTGATTCCCTTACGGAATAATATAATTACCAACAGCGTTTTGAAATAATTGCTTAAGCCTTTTGTTGTGATTCCCTTACGGAATAATATAATTACCAACCTATCTCAAGTTAAATATTTGATATTAATTGATTTAGGTTATTTTATTAAAAATAATATGTCAAAGAACTTGTATAAATTAGTCTAGTTTATACAATTTATGATTTTCAGTTTTATATATTGTACCAAATCCAGAACCAGTTGATTGACCTATGCCAATATTATATAAAAGCTCGGCAACCTTCTTGTTTGTATAAATACTAATATGACACGAATTAGCAGAATTAATTACGTTTTTAACTAAAATTCGTTTAATTTTATGACTATCATTAATAGGTATTTTAATTTCAAAATCTGTTAAATCTAAACTAGTATCGATCTTAGTTAATTTATTAATTAAATAATGTTTTATTTGATTCTCAAAATCAGTATCATTAAGGGTAATAAAAGAATAGTTTTTCTTATCTATATATTTTTTTATTATAAATGGTGATAATGTAGCAAAATGATTCCATCCATTATTAAAATATTCATTAATATGATCAACACCACAAAAAGTCATACCAGCCATTAATGATGGATTATTGATGACACCAATTAATATATTATTAATGAATTCATTATTTTTAGACGAAACAATAATATATCCACCATTATCAAAAGATAAATGTTTAGATTCTAAATTTAATTTACCACCATATAAATGAGAAATATTATAATCATTTTTAGCATCATGATAAATATTATTTCTACCTAAACATTTATGAATATAAGAATTCAACATTGCTTGATTGCTTATTGGAATTTCACTAGTATTTTTTGAAAAATTTATTTTGATTCTCATATTATTGTTTTTCTAAACTTATTTCACTAACTCTTGTAAACCCTTCTGTTGTAATTATATTACCAGATTTAACACCTTTAATATAGATAAAACCATTATCAAGTATAGTAGCACAACCTTTATTGGTTTTAATTTTCTCTATATCTTTATCAGATACTGGAACAATTATTTGACCACTAAGTCTTATAATTTTATCTAAACCTGTTAAAACTGTTAATTGTGTTCTATTGTTCATATTAATACTTGTATTAGTTGTTGTTTGCCCATAAATACTATCAAAAACGGGTGTTTTACCTTTTGATTTCAACATTTTAAATAATTCATCAATACGCTTATCTGGTCTTGATAGAATCAATTCTTTAACCTTATTAAAAGATGTGATATTAATATCTATTTTATAAACACTTGTTAATATATCAATGAACTCTTTATATAGTTCATCACCTAATAAATTATTTATACGTTTCCAATAAACAAATGATTGAGTACTCCAAGAATTTCCGATTGATTTTTTAGTTTGTATTGTTTCACTTTGAAAATTACCCTTACTATCCTTATAAGAATCAATTCTTAAATACGATTCTAAAGCTTTATTAAAGAGATATGGTATGTTATTATATACTGTATCTCGATTAATTGGCTTAGGTCGTTCACCAAACAATACATGAAGCATATTTGATATTTGGTGAACAGTTATGGGTTCAATGAATTCAGTTTCAGTTTTACGGTCTCTCCTTCCACACATGTCAAACATTTTATCTTTGGTATTTCTATGTTTTCTGAATAACCCTGCATTTCTAAATTCTAATACTAGAAATTTAGTCATTTGATTCGGTTGTGACATCAGTTTCGGTTTTAGATGATTTCGATTTCTTAATAGCTTCTTTCTTATCTGCCTTCTTTTTCTTACTTTCTAATTTACGAGACTCGTAATCAGCTTCAATCATCGCTCTTTTTTCCTTCGCCATTTCAGTATTTTCTTGAATATAAAAATCTTCAGTTTCAAATACGATGTTTGTTAAATCATTCCTATTAGAAATTCTAATCCAACCATCTTCATTAACAAAAGTATCCTCAAACACATCATAAACTATTTTATATTCTAATTCTGATATTTCAACATAAGACCCCTTTCTTTTGATATTGAATTTCAATAGACGTTCAAATAATTCTCTAACAAGTATTTGAATATTATCATTACTCATTTTAAATCCATATTCAGCTATTTCAACAAGACTATTTTTAATTTGATAGTAACCCAATTCACTGTCAAAGGATGGCATCTTAGCTTTTAAAAATTGTTTGTAGATATTAAACATATCAGGATTAAAAGAAAATCTATCAAAAATTTGATCACAACTAATAAATTGTAATTGCATCAAATCAATATTACCAATTGTTGCATATTCAATTTCACCGACAACTTCTTTTTTATAAAATGAATTATCTGTTTTCTCAGCATCGGTATTTTTAAAACCACTTCTTGAAAAGGTTTCAATTGAGCTTACAGCATTACATGTCTGTTCTGCATCTGTAATACATAAAACACCTTTTCGTTTGAGGGTTTCTGTTTCGTTAGCGAATAAATAGCCTCTGATAATTGATGCTGGGGAAGCAATAAATGAATATAATAAATGTTCGTTATTAATAACGTTTGGTGATTGAAATAGAACATCTTCTTTGAATATATCGTGTCTAATACAATCAGATGAAATACTAATTTTATATGATGTTTTATCACCATCTCTATAAAATTTCTTCTTAGCATAAGATGTATTATCATGCATTGTTTTCATATTTACAAGATTTGTACCATTAAACATGAATTTCTGATCAGAACTATCAAAGTTAACAACTCCATTACCTTTTAATTTCATTCTGAATAATATGTTTTTAGCTTTTTTCATTTTTTTGTATTTAAATTGTTATTTGTTTTAAATATATTAATAATTTTTAAGTGTTGATAATCTTTCTGGTGAAATCTCCCCATAAATTGGATGATATATTTTATCAAATCTAATATATGGTGTATTTGATTTTTTACCTAATTTTCTGATAATATCAAGCGTTGCATATTTTTTATTGGAGATAATTTCATTATAATCGAAACGATCATCATTGGTGTCTCTGAGAATTTTCATTGTACCAATCATTCTTTTAAATGTTCCTTCATCTTCATGAAATTCTTCAGTAAAATTGTTTTCCCTAACACTGATACTAAATGGATTAGTAAATTTATCGCTATTGAAATACTTACAGATGACAAATACCTCAAAACTACTTGAACGTAATTTATTACCACCAGCTGTCTTATTATCGCTTTTTCTAATATTAAAAAATTTAACTGGATAAATGAATTGAAGAGACTCTGAACTTGTATTATATTCATCACTTAAATATGCAAATAAGGTTTTTTCGTGATTCATCTCGAAATCATTGTAAATTATATATATTTCATCAAGGGTTAATTTCTGGTTATTAAATTTGGAAATATATTCAAACCACGAATTGGATAAATTATTTGTGTACAACAAATCACGCATACTAGTTTCAGCTTTATTGACTAGTCTGACAATATTGATGGTAGATTCACCTAAATAATCACCCCATCTGTCACATCTACCGATACGTTGTAATGAGCTTTGAGGAGATAACACAGATTCATATAAATTATTAAACGAAACATCTAAACTAGCTTGTATAATATGTGTACCAACTACATTTGGTTTTATTATATTACGATCACTTTGTTTACCGTAAAAACGATATAATTGATTCACATTAAAATCTTTATCCAAGTCTTCAAATTTACTATGAAGAAGTAATCCAGCATCTAATGTACTTTTATGTATTTGGGCAGTACCAATGGAATTTAAGACAATTAAATTATTATCATCAATTTTGATCAATTTGATCTCAGATTCAGTTTTTAACAAATATTTCTTATTATGAGGTGCTGAATAATGTTTACCAATACTTGGCAAAATTAATGTTTTCTGTAATTGAGAATCCCATAAACGATACATGTGAGTTCCAGTTGCTGATAATAATAACGTATTGCTATTGGTAAGAGTATTTCTTGTTTTCATTATATTAATAAAACAAGCAAATAAAGCTGTGTCACCAACTAATTCATGATATTCATCAAATACAACATCTGCATTGATAATGGTATATAGACGACTACCATGTCTATTATCCACACTAGGTGATAAATAATTATCAATATTTGTAACAATAATGTCTGATGAGAAATCACTTTCGAATAATGGGTTACAAGCTTTAACTTCGCCTCCAGTATATAATTCAACTGATAGATAATCAATACCAAAATTATCTATTTCTTCTAGAATTGATTTGTAAACTGATTCAGCAACTATATTTCTAGGACAAACCCAGATTAATTTTCTATTAGTCTTAAAATTCCATAATAATCCAAGAATTGTTTTACCAAATCCAGCTGGTGCATTAATTTGCGTTGTTCTTTCAACATTAAGAACAATGTTTTCTTGTTGATTGAAGCGGTCATTACCATAAAATTTGTGTTTAGTAATATCAATATCACAACATCTTATATTGGCGTTTTTAATCATTTCTTCAATTTCAATATCGCTTATATCAAGATTATCAATACTAGATGCTAATCTATCAGCAGATATTAAACAAGTTCTGGTTAACAAACGAAAAGAATTTATTTCATCTGCTTCATCACCTGTTACATAATATTTAGGTGCTTTTTTAGGTTTATATTCCTTTTCATGAACGTGTAATTCACCAACAATACTAATTAAATAATTTAACATTATTTTAGTATCTGATTCAGATATTTTTACATCAGTGTCATTATAACCACATAATTTATTAGAAATTCCATGATGCCAATATACACTATCAAGAATTATAGATAATTGTTTTTTTGGTAAATCTAAATATCTGCTTAAAAATGCCCAACCAACTTCATTATGACGATATTTTAATTTTGCTTCTAAATTATTTTCATCAATATTTATAATACCTAATTTTTTTTGGAATTGAGAAGTGCATTTCCCAATATCATGTAATAATCCTGATAATCTGATAGTTTCAATTAATTCATCATCTTTAACCAATAAAGATTGATTTGCTATTTCAACAGCAAATCTTGAAACTAAAAGCGAATGATCAACTAAGGTTATTCCATTAGTTTTTGCTAGTATTTGACCCATATTGCAAACATACGAATTATTAACAAAATAAACAAGTATTGACTAAAATTGTTTTAATAATTATATTTATACTTATGAAAGACAATAAACACATAAGTATTGCCATTGATCCAGATATCATTAAACTATTAGATAAAGGTGACTATAATAAATCCAAGCTTATTGATGGATTATTGACTAAGTACTTTAAAAATAAAAATCGCCAAAAAGCGACTTTTTCTAAAAAGTAACATATTTATTAGTATATAAACAATACTAATATGGGACGAAACAAAAAGTCAAAAGAAGAAAAGAAAGGTAAATTAAGCATATCCATCTCCACCATCAATTTCCAACAAATGGAACAGGATGGAATTAATAAGTCACGACTAATTAATTGGTTGTTAGAACAGCATTTTAATGATATTAAAAAGTAATGTTTTATACCGTATATAAAACCACCAATATAATCAATAATAAGATTTATATTGGTCTTCATGAAACTGAAGACCTTGATGATTCTTATTTAGGTTCTGGTATCTTATTAAAACAATCCATCAAGAAATACGGTTCTAATAACTTTAAAAAAGAAATTCTATTTGTTTATAATAACAAAACAGAAATGATTAATAAAGAGAAAGAACTGGTCTCAGAAGCTTTTATTAACAGACGAGATACATATAATCTATCTAAGGGTGGGTTTGGTATGTCTACGTTACCAGAACACGTTAAAATGAAAGCAATTGCTAAAATGAAAAGAACGAAACAATCACAAGACTTAACTATTATATCTGAAAAGAGAATCAAGACCATGTTAGCCGAAGACCCAGATTGTTTTAGTAAGTTAGCTGCTAAATCAGCTACCAAACAAAAAGATAATTATTTAAAAGGTTATGTTAATCCTAAACAAAGATTAGATGATGTTATTATCTATAATCAATATGATGAAGTTATGTACCAATGTCAACGTATTGATTTAACAACGTTATGTACTAAACATGATTTACCTATTCGTGTTCTTATTAAATCAATACAGAATAAAGGCTTACCATTATATACAACACAAGCTCCTAGAAAAGAAGCTTATGTTAAATATACAGGTTGGTATGCAATTTACGGAAACGATTTAACTAAACCTTTTCTTGGTCAAAGAAATAACGTCTAGCTATTTCAGACACATATTTAGATACATCTTTTGGTTCTAAACCAGCTTCAACTAAGATATCTAAATCTTCTTTAAGCACATCATCCATAACCAACTTAAGATATATACCTAACTTAGCTCTATCAAGTTCACCACCATTCATTAAATCACATGATTTTTCAATCATTTGATCAAGTCTCCAATTTGGTGTTACTTTATCAGCAATCTCTCTAGCTTTTGTTATTTTAACATCATCAACTTTACTTAGTGTTTTTACTTTAGATTTAGCAGCATGAAGTGATCCCTTTACTTTGAATCTATGAACGACTCCATTGAATTCACAAGCCCATACAATACCTTCACCAACACCAGAAAAACCAAATGCTTTCGCAACAGGACATTCTTCTTCCACTTCAAGCGTTAATTCGCCTAACTTGTTTTGAACCATTTCTGGATAATTGAAATCGATCTCAATGCTGAAGGTTTTGTAATCACTGATATTGTAAACCTTATTTGCTGGTGATTTTAAATAAGTATGATCAACCCAGTATGCTACTGGTGGTTTTTCATTTACTGCTAATTCTTCACCAACAAAGTGTGGTGTAATCTTAACACCAAAGATGAAAAATGATTTTTCAAGATTGCAAATTCCAACACCTTTTTGAATGTTACCACCACACCATTCTCCATAAATAGAAATAGTATTTTGATCCATATCAAGATTGTTTTTAACCATGATTTCAGCCATTAAGGTTGAAAATACACCTTGATTAGATACAACAAAAAATGCAAATCCAGCATTATCTTGTTCTGGCGTAATAATGTTCTCACGTGATTGAATCCAAAGACCATCAATACGATTGTAACAAATACTAGCGTTGGTTCCATGAAGCTTTACACTACCAGTAAAGGTAAGCTTAGGCTTAATCTTATTATGATCATAGATAGCATCACCATTGTCATCTAATCCAACAAAATTAAATTGTCGGTTGATATTGGTAACAACATTTCTGAATTGTTCGATACTTGGGAAGCTAATGTGCTTTTTCATTGTAATATTTATTAAATGTTTTTTTGAATATTGGTTGATATTCTTTTAATTGTTCTTTCACTGGTTTCAAATCTTTATCATTAATGAATCAATCAAATAGGCATGCAATTCATCCATATGAACAGCTTTATTATAACCCATTTTTTTAAAACAAATAAACGCCTTTTTTCTTAGTGTTAAAGGTATTGATTTGAGTAATTTAATCATGGCATCATGATAGTCTTTATTTGTGCTATAAAAACCATGTGCCATTTCATGTTTTATAGTTGCCGTATCACCTTTTTTAACTCCAATCAAATAAAATGGTTTTAATGAAATACCATTTATTCTCTTGACAATATTAAACATTTCGTGATCATAAATGTTTAAACAAATTGTATCTGAATCGTATGATAATATTTCGTATATTACATCACTTGGAATATTGAAACCTCTCCAATCTTCAGCATATGTAAATTTGTTTTTATTTTTTCTAGAATAAAAACGAATATAATCAAACATATTAAATACCTTACCCTTAATTCCAGTAAATGGTGATTCATAAAATTCTTGATAACGGCAAAATAACATTGCTAAATCAAATGAATCATCACATTCTACTAACCAAATACTAGGAGCAACTTCTTTTAATGTATACTTGATCTTATCGTATATTCTAACCATAGTTAAAAATTAAGGGTAATCGCTGGTGTTAAATAATTCGCACCATCCCAATTGGAAAATGTTACACCATACCCAAGTTTTCCTTGTGATAGAGAAGCACCAAAACCATATTCAATAAAATTGTGTCTAGTATTACAAAATTCACCATAACCAAAAATCAAGCTACCTGTTACAGGTCCAATTGGAAAATAAATACTTGTTTTACATTCAAAATAATAATTTTGAATAACATCACCTGTTTTCCAAATACCAAGCAAATTACCACGGCCAATTACAAGACCATAAGCTAAGTTTTTAGGTATGATACCTAGTTCAATAGAAGGGTATGATGAGAATTTAAAATTATTTGAATTTGTCACCGAAATGCCAATAGAGGCATAAGGATGTAAATTACATGAATCTGTTTGTGCGTTAACTACAAAGGTTAAGCAAATCAAGGCAAGTGTAAAAAATTTTTTCATTTTTATTTTTTAGTTTGTATTAATAGATTAATTCAGGTATTACGCAGTTGTTAATGATTTAACCATGTTCTCAATCGATTTGATTGATTCAAGACTATCACAAGTATCTTTATCGTCACGCAAAGACACAAAAGCTGGGTACATCAATGAATATTCACCACTTGAATTGCTTGAAAGACCATTGCATTTAACTTGAACCACCTTGCCAAGCCAAGTAGCTTGATTATCCGTAATCTCTTGCATTTTAGCTTCAGTAATACCCTGTGGACGAGTCTTTACCAATCCATCAGAAGATTCACAGCTTAAACTAGAAATCACATGTTCGTTTTTTGAACCCTTTGTTCCAAAGTTAAATCCTACAATTCGTAAATCCACATCCATTTCAAGTTTCATCTTGATTTGCCATGTTGGTTTACCATCTTTCCATTCTCCATCCATTGATTTGAGAATGGTTCCTTCTTGAGGTACACCATCAACTTCAGTTGCAAGAACTTCTTGAAAGTGTTCCATTGCCTCAGCATAAGAACCAACCACTTTAGATTCAATTAATCGAACCATAGTTGCTCTTGAATTGCTGATAAGCTCCTTAGCATTATCTAAACGAATGTAATAAGGAGTTTTTGATTCTTTATCAAAGTATTCATCAACAGTAATAGTATCCCATACCGTATAACGAATTTTATTTAATGCTTCTTCAAAGTTTCCGTGTTTTTTCTCAAAAACTTCAAGTTTCTTAGCATGTTCTTTTTCTGTACGTTCAGCTTTCTTACCACAGATATCAATGATTGACGCAATCATTCCGTTACTTTCATAACGAGGTACACCATCCATTGTCAATTCACCGTTCAATACACAATCATCAAACTTAGCAAGCTCAGCTAAAAATTTAGCACCAGCAACAGCTGTCGTTTCACCACTACGACTTTCCAATTCAACATCACCATTACGAATAATAGCATTGCAGTATCGGCCATCCATCTTAATTTGGGAAACACCTTTTTTACCACCTTTAAAAACTTCACGTGCTTTCTTTTCATCAAATGAAATAGCACCCATATATGGAGTATCTTCAATCAAGTCTGGAGTCTTTTTATCAACCTTATAAACCTTGTTGATAAAAGTAGTTCCCATACCAATCTTAGGGTCCTTGTCAATGATACGTTCAATGATATATGCATCATCTTCATTTAACGATGTAAGTATTGATTTCAAATAACCAGTTGCTTCACTACCTGTTACTTTTCGACTAGATAATGCATCTAATCCAATGATTGCCATATCTAATGAATGACCACCATTTGGCGTATATTCTGGTAATTGTTTAATGTAAAATTTTACACGTTTAGACTTACACAAATAAAGCACACGCTTCAAAAGCTTATTATCCTTATGCTTAGCTAGAACAGCCATCTTATCTTTATCGCCAGATACAGCGTTAATCTCATCGAAAATATTTTTAATGCTCATCATCAAGTATTTAGTTTATTATTGCAAAGGTAAGTATTTATTCTGACATCTCCAAATCTTTTAATCCAAGATAAACCTTCTCAAAACCAGAGGTTGATTTATTCAGATCAAAATTATTTGTGATAAAGTCAATTACTTCTTTAGGGTCAATTGAATCATTGAAGACGATATTAGGCCCATGATTATCCAACATAACACAATACAGGTTGCCAAATTTGCCTAAACCATTAGCCGTATTTTCACCACATTGGTGAGAACCACATTCGTATTCTCTTTGTGAAACGATTGGAATGTTATTGACATTGCCTTCTTTTAATGGACAATGGAAGTGAACAATTGAATTGCAATCATTATAACGATTGAAAATTATTCGTTGTGATTGTCCACCAACTGATGGTTTTGAACCATAAGCAATTACATTGTCATCACCATCAGTTTCAACCAATACCATTCCATTTTTATCAATGTTATTGAAATTGGTTTTACGAATTGAAGTCAGAAATTTATTTGATTCAAGCTTAACTGCAAAGTGACCCGTAGTTGCTCCATTGAATTCTTTATAAGCGTTATGTTCAACACACCAGTTAATTACTGTTCGTAACGTTGCTGGGATTCGTTCATCACTCCATGAAACTGGATTACCTTTTACCACCGTTGATCGTGTAAAGGTCAAATGAGTACGATAATAAGTGATATCAACCAATTCGACTAAACACTCATCTCGTGTCATGTCTTTACCATAAACACCTTCTTCTGGTGTGATGATAAAATTACTTCTTGTTACAACATCATTTGCCAATACAATATTCGCTGAACTCTTCTTCAAGAGATTTAATCCATCGCTGAATTGTTCTTGTTTTGTTGCATTGGATGTAGTTTTGAAACCAACCAAGAAGATATCTTTTCTGTTAGCTCGTATCTTATTAATGATCTTGGCTGCTGGTGAAATATAAATGAAAGCATCACCTTCAAGTGTCTTTAATCTCTCAGCATACTTGCCAGATTCAATTCCATTGATCTTACCATCGAAATCACATAATGCAACATTAAAGAAAATAGCTTTAACAGTGTTATCATTGATAAGCTTATCAACCAAATTAGATACATCTTCGTTGGTGACGATTTTAGATGTTGAATCAGCCATCTTTGTCAGAATCAATTCAACATCCATATTGGTGAACTTTTCTTTACATTTTTCATATAAAGATTTTGCTGTTTCACCAAATGCTGGTGTTGCTAG